CAAATCCCTGAATATACCCCAATCCACCCAAGAATCCACCCACACCACCTCCACCAATCGAGGAGCCCAACATAGCCATAGCATATGCTGATGCTGCAGCATCCACCTGAGAACCTCTGTTTTGAGCTTGTCCTTTATGCATTGCATATGCGACCGACTGCTCTACTACTTGGTAGTTGTGTGCAACAACTCTACCTATTTTTTGAGGCATAGGTATAAACCAACTTTTTATTAGATTACTACCCTGATTTCTAGCAACTTTAGCTCTTTCCATCAAGGTATTTGCCTTGTATGCATTGAGCTGAACGTAGTCGGAAAAGGTATCTACTCGTGTTGTTGGTGAAAGTGCAATAGAAGAATTTGGCATTTTTTGTCTCCTGCTATATATATGTATGGCATATAAATCGATATATACACCAAAAAATCCCAACAAGTACAGTGGGAATTTGGATAAGATCATCTGCAGATCTACATGGGAACGTAAGATGTGTAAATATTTAGATTTAAATACAAATGTTGTTAGATGGGCATCAGAAGAACTGAAAATCCCATACTATTCACCTATTGATAATAAATGGCATAATTACATCCCAGATTTTCTCTGTGAAATAAAAGATAAAAATAAAAAAATAAAAACGTACCTAATAGAAGTAAAACCAAAAAAACAAACCAAACAGCCCAAACAACCTAAAAAAAGAAACAGTAGGGTTTATTTGAAAGAAATGGCAACGTTTACTATAAATACATGTAAATGGGAAGCTGCAGAAAAATTCTGCGAAGAGCAGGGATGGACATTTAAAATTCTAACAGAGAAAGAACTATTCAAATGAGCTTAAATCTATCTGGAATTAAAAATCTCCTTGCTGGAGATCAATCAAGAGCACTAAGAGATAACAAATTTTCTGTTGATATGGTATTCTGGAATCCAGCACAGAGAAGATATGTTAGTGTAGAAGACTACCCTGCAATAGCTATTAGCTCTCCAGTAACATCAATTCAATCACAGGCATTTGAATTTCAAAACATACCCCTCCAGGTGCCAGTAAAAAGACAGAATACAAATCAACTAATGATATCATTTTACGCCAATGAAGAATTGGCATTGTATTCTACATTTGTTTCATTGATCAAAACATATGGTGGTGAAAGTTACTCTTTTAATTCAAATTTCAATCAACCTACCGTTTATAATTTTAATAACATGTATAATATA